TAATCCTTTTTAATAAGCATACAGGAGAGTTAACTTTATTAGATGCAAAAACACCCATAATAACACAAAAGAAAGATGGTACTATTCGTTTGGCTTGTGGAAAAACTACAGATAGGCAGAAAGAATTAAACATCAAAGTCGTTTGTGTTTATAATAATAAATCTTACATGAGTGATAGTTGTATAGGAGAAGTAATTTATGAAAAAGAATAAATTCCCACGATATTTGCAGGAGCAGAAATATGGAAACGGTACATCTTTTTACAGATATAATCCATCTTCTAAGTATATTGATGAACGCATTGTATCTCGTACTAACTTAGGTTCTGATTTGTCAATAGCAAAAAAGAAAGCTAATGAATTTAACAAATTGATTGATGCATTTTTGCAACAAGAATCTCAGATTGTGTCTGTACAAAACAATCCTACTGTTCAAGGATTATCAGACGAGTATTTATTATCTAGTGATTTCAATATGTTAGCTGATAAATCTAAACAAGACTATCAGTATTTTATCAAGACCATGCTAAGTACTACAGTAGAGGGCAAGTCACTGTCAAGAATATTATTAAAAAATATGACAGGGGCTAGAGCTAAGAAATCTTATGAAGTGTGGCTAAATCGTGGCATTTCTATGGCAAATCACGTATGCTCTGTGTCAAGAAAAATGTATTCATTTGGTATGGAGATGGGTTATGTGCAAGCCAATCCATTCTCAACTTTTAAATGTAGAACGTCTAAGTCTCGTAAAGTTTTATGGAAGCCTGAACAAGTCATGCAATTCTTAAACTATGCCTACTTAGATTTTAAGACTAGGAACTTAGGTTTGATTGTACAAATGGCTTATGAATGGTGTCAACGTATTGGTGATATGAGAATGTTAAAGTTTGAATACATAGATTTTGATAAGGGTATATTAAACCTAGAGCAATCAAAACGTAGGGCAACAGTACATCTTCCTATTAGTAATGAGTTGTTGGAAATGCTTGTACAACAGAAAGAAGACTATGGCTTTCAAGAATACGTTGTACCTTATCCAAAGGCTGTAGGAGGAGTCTACAAGCCCTACGGACTACATGCTTTGTCAAAGGTAGCAAGAAAGGCTATCACCGATGCAGGGCTACCTAATGAGCTACGATTGGCTGATTTACGTAGGACTGGCACTACAGAGATGGTTGAAGCTGGTGTATCTATGGGTCAAATCATGGCTGTAACAGGACATGCAAATCCTAATAGTGTAATGCCTTATATGAAAAATACGTATAAAAGTGCAGATAGGGCATTGACAACACGTAAATCCTTCGCTACAAGCACAAGACAAGTGCATAACAGTTAATATTATATATACATATAAGTGAAACATTTAAGTGGAATATACATATGAATATACAAGACTATATAAGTGATTTACATTTAAGTGTAGGTGATAGTAAACGTACTGATTGTCCTAACTGTGGTAGCTATAAAACATTTACAGTGACCAATAACATGGGTAATGTATTGTGGAATTGTTACAAGATATCATGTAGCTTGTCTGGCAATGCACGTGTATCACTTACAGTACAAGACATTAAAAATGTTATGCAGAAACAAGTAAACGAAAAAGAAGTGTTCATGTTCCCGGAACATATAGTGCCACATGGTAATCGTAAGGCAGTTACTGATTGGTGTTCCACATGGGGATTGTCTGCTGATGAACTTGATTTATACTATGACGTAAAAGAGAATAGAGTTGTGTTCCCCATTGTACAAAACACTAAGGTTGTTGATGGAGCAGGTAGGTCACTAACAAAGAGATTGCCTAAATGGAAACGATACGGAAAAAACAATTTGCCATACTCTTATGGGTGTGGTACAACAGCAGTAGTTGTTGAGGATTGTGTTAGTGCAGCTGTGGTTGGAAGCACTAAGATTGTTGGGGTTGCTGTGCTAGGAACTACTTTATCCGAATCACACAAGAGATATCTATCACAATTCTCAACAGCAATAATTGCCCTAGACCCTGACGCACTAGAAAAGATAATGCACTTTGCAAAAGAGCTACGTAACTATGTTAAAGATGTAAAGGTACTAAGACTGAAAGATGATTTGAAATATAGAAAAGAAGAAGACTTAAATAATCTAAATTTCCTAACCCCAAAGGAGTGACGATATGGAACTAACACTAATAAGAAGTTTAATGGACAAGGCATTTTACGATGAGCATCGTGGAGCAAGATGTCCTGATAGACTGTTCAGTAAAGATGTAGCTAAGATAAAGCAAGCGATAGACAAGGCAATGCTTAGTTATGAGAGAACAGTAACACCTAGTGAGATTGAAGCATTGTTTATGTCAAGCAATCCATCAATGACCACTGCACAAAAACAAGCCTATTCATCTCTGTTTGGTAACATAAAGAGAGAGCAACCAATGGGAGAGGATATTGCCCAAGAAGTCCTATCTAAACTATTTCAGCAAGTTATTGGTGAAGACATTGCTAATCTTGGCTTTGACTATGTTAATGGTGGTAAATCAACCCTTGAACCACTTCGTAATATTCTGGAGCAGTATGGTGATGATTTTACACCTAATCTCAACATAGTATGGGAAGACATAAGTATAGAATCATTGTTATCTAGAAATGATTTAGAAGCTAGATGGAACTTCGGTATACCTAGTTTGACTAGAGTTGTAGAGGGAGTTAATGCAGGTCATCTGATTGAGGTTGGTGCTAGACCTAATACTGGTAAGACATCATTCCACGCTAGTCTGATAGCAAGTCCGGGAGGGTTTGCCCATCAAGGTGCTAGATGTATTGTACTATGCAATGAGGAAGGTCCACACCGAGTTGGAGCAAGATACTTAACTGCCGCTACTGGTATGACAATGCATCAAGTGAAAGCTAATCCACAGAAAGCACAAGAGTTGTATGGCAAAGTTAGAAAGCATATAGAGATTAAAGATGCATCTAATCGTGACATGGCATGGGTTGAGAGTGTTTGTAAATCCTACAAGCCTGACATAGTTGTACTAGACATGGGAGATAAGTTTGCTAGGTCTGCTGGATTTGCTAGACCAGATGAAGCATTGAAAGCTAATGCAATCTATGCAAGACAGATAGCTAAATCACACAACTGTGCAATGTTCTATATGTCTCAACTATCGGCTGAAGCAGAAGGTAAGGTTGTACTTAATCAATCAATGATGGAAGGTAGTCGAACTGGTAAAGCAGCTGAAGCTGACTTGATGGTATTGATTGCTAAGAACCCACCATTAGAGGGTCAAGCAGAGGAAGGTCCTGAGAGACATCTATGTGTTGTGAAAAACAAATTGACAGGGTGGCATGGTAATGTTACTTGTAATCTTGATTATAAAACTGCTAGGTATACAGCATGAAACTAACACTTGATGTAGAAAATACTGTTACTCATAGAGATGGCAAGTTACATCTTGACCCATTTGAGACAGACAACAAACTTGTTATGGTTGGTTGTCTAACAGACACAGGTAAAGAGTATTTGTTCAGAGATACTTTTGATGGTGTACAACAACTGCTAGATGAAGCTACTGTTCTAATAGGACACAACATAGTGCATGATTTATTATGGCTATGGGAATGTGGACTTAACTATGACGGAGTAGTTTTTGATACTATGTTAGGTGAGTATATACTACAACGAGGTGTCAAAGAACCGTTAAGTCTAGAAGCTTGTGCTAACCGATATGATTTAGTCACTAAGAAACAAGACACTATGAAAGACTACTTCAAGAACAAAGTACCTATTGATGAGATACCTAAGCAAGAGTTATCTGATTATTTATCTGCTGACTTAAAAGCTACACAAGAACTATCTGATGTGTTGTATAGAAAACTAAACACTAAAGAGTATATAGGTTTAATGGATACTATCATACTAACAAATCGTGTAGCATTAACATTAGCTAGAATATATCAGACTGGCTTTAATGTTGACATGGATAAGCTAGAAGAAGTTAGAGAAGAGTTTGAGACTGAGAAGTCTGAGATAGAGAAACGATTAAACAAACAAGTGCATAGCCTAATGGGTGATACACCTATCAATCTAAATAGTCCTGAACAAATGTCTTGGGTTATCTACAGTAGGAAACCAAGAGACAAAGCTTTATGGGGTAACAACTTTACTCCTTATATGGATGCTAGAGAATACAAATTAAAAGTAAAGCAATATACAGACATAGTTTATAAGAGTAAAGCAGACCGATGTAAAACATGCTATGGTCATGGCACTATAAGAAAAGTCAAAAAGGATGGCAAACCTTTCTCTAATCCAAGTCGATGTGAGACATGCAATAAGGTTGGCTATACATTTACTCCTACTACTAGTATTGCAGGGTTAAAGTTTAATGCTCCTAATGCTAAGTGGGTAAGTGCTAATGGGTTTACTGTTAACAAAGCTAATCTATCATTACTACAAGGTGTTGCTAGAAAGAACAACATGCAAGATGCCTTGAGCTTTCTGACTGACCTAACTAGACTGTCTGCATTAGACACCTACCTATCTTCTTTTGTGCAAGGTATACGCACTTATATAAAGCCTGATGGTAAACTTCATGTACGTCTACTACAACACAGAACATCAACAGGTAGGTTTAGTGGTGCTGACCCTAACATGCAGAACATGCCGAGAGGTGGTACGTTCCCTGTCAAGAAAGTCTTTATATCACGTTGGGAAGGTGGCAAGATACTTGAAGCTGACTTTGCTCAGTTAGAGTTCCGAGCTGCCGCATATCTATCACAAGATGAGGTTGCGATTAATGAAGTTACTACAGGGTTCGATGTTCACTCATATACGTCTAAAGTTATTACAGATGCGGGTCAATCGACTTCTCGCCAAGATGCAAAAGCACACACGTTTGCACCCCTCTATGGAGCAACAGGATTTGGTAGAACAAAAGCAGAAGCTGAGTACTACAAGCACTTCACAGAAAAGTATGAAGGAATCAAATCATGGCATGGCAGATTGGCTACGGAAGCTATGAATACTGGTATGATTACTACACCAGCAGGTAGGCAATTTGCATTTCCTGACATAAGAAGATTACCAAATGGTAAAGTTACTAACTTCACACAGATAAAGAACTACCCTGTACAATCATTTGCAACAGCCGATATTGTTCCATTAGTTCTTATGTGTATGGAGAGTATGCTGAGTACACATAAGTCTTGTATTGTTAATTCAGTACATGATTCTGTGGTGATTGACATACACCCTACTGAGATACAGCAAGTGTTGTATGTCATAAAGAAACTTAACACAGACTTAAAAGCTATTATTGAACAACAGTTTAAGATTCAATTCAATGTTCCCTTGTTATTAGAAGCAAAAATAGGTGACAATTGGCTTGACACTAAAGACGTTGCATGATATAACTACGAGACTTAATTAATAGAGAGAGGTTCACAATGAGTGACTTAGTAAGTATAGATACAAATAACTACGCAGCTATGGCGAAAGCTATGGGTATAGCAGGTGATGATGCTTCAGATAAGAAGAAGACAAACACATTACCTAGACTTAGGATTAACCACGCAGCCCTTATGGGTGAAACGGATATGAACGGTAAGAGTGTCAAGTTAGAGGTTGTTAATGGTGGTACATACCGTCTAGACAAGCCTGACGTTGCTACTTATTACGGTGCATCGGCAACTATCAGACCATTTATGCAGAGGTTTATGTATAAAAGATTTGTTAAGAACATGTCTGCAAAGGCAGGCGAGCCACAAGGTTCTTATCATAAGACAGTCATGGCTGATAGTTTAAATATTGATTTAAAGGATAACCAAGGTAGCTTTAATTGTGGTAAGCCTGCAGGTTATGTAAAAGATTTTAAATCATTACCAATAGAGACTCAAGATTTATTAAAACAAATAAAACGTGTACGTGTTATATTTGGGGTAATATCATTAGATGGTGTAACTAATGAAAAAGGGGAATCTGTTGAGTTGCAGGAGTCTCCATTTATATGGGAAATTGATAATCGTGATGCCTTTAAGACTATGGGTGAGCCATTTAATCAGTTAGCCAAAATGAAAAGACTACCAGTGCAACATAACATTATGCTCACTACAGAAGAGAGAAAGCTACCTAACGGTAATTCTTTTTATCTTCCAAAGGCTAGTCTTGATGTTACTAATACAGTAAAATTAACTGAACTTGACCAAACTATGTTTACTGACTTTATGGCATGGGTTCAGAACTATAATGAATACATCATCAATGAGTGGGGTGTAAAGTCTGGGCAAAAGATTACTCAATCAGACATGGATACTGTAGATAGTTTTATAGACATCGATTCTGCTGAGAGTGTAGGATAATGCACCATCCAGCTGAACTGGCGATTCATCAGTATCTTGAAGATGCTACTCATGGTAAAACTCAGATGAGTGAATCCACTATCGAAAGAATAGGAGAGGAGATTAAAGATGCTTTGAAACGTCAGTTGGCTGGTGGTAACAAAAGGGATGAGTTCAGATTCCGAATGTCTAATATAGGCAGACCATCTTGTCAATTATGGTTTCAAAAGAATCACCCTGAAAAAGCACTACCTAAGCCAACTACCTTTGTAATGAATATGATGTTAGGCGATATAGTTGAAGCAGTATTCAAAGGATTACTTACTGAAGCAGGTATGAAGTACATAGATAATACAGAGGTAGAGCTTAAACTAGATGAAAACAGAACTATCAAGGGTACATATGATATTGTAATGAACGATGCAGTTGATGATATTAAATCAGCATCTGATTGGTCATATAAGAATAAGTTTGAATCCTATGAGACACTAAAGAGTGGTGATAGTTTTGGCTACATTGGACAACTAGCAGGTTATGCAAAAGCATCAGGACACAAAGTAGGTGGTTGGTGGGTTGTCAATAAAGCTAATGGACAGTTTAAGTATGTTCCAGCTAGTAATATGGATTTAGAAGAAGAGCTAAACACCATAAGAAAAACTATAGATGTAGCAGAGGGGAAAGAGTTCAAGAGATGCTTTGAAGCAGAGCCTGAATCCTTTCGTAGAATACCTACAGGTAATATGATTCTAAATAGGAACTGTAACTTCTGTGATTTTAGAAACACTTGTTATCCTACACTAAGAGAGTTGCCGGCACAGATGTCTCAAGCCAAAGAGCCTAAGATGGTTCAGTACGTAAGGCTTAGAGGAGAAGCTTAGTGGCTAAGACTAGTGTAAGAAGACAAGCTATAAAGTATGGGTATAGGAGTGGTTTAGAGCATAAGCTTTCCATACATCTTGATACATTAAACTACAAGTATGAGTATGAAAGTATCAAGATAGAATGGGAAGATTTATCTTATCGCACCTATACTCCAGACTTTATCTTATGCAACGGTATTATAATAGAAACTAAAGGTAGATTTCTAGCAGCTGATAGACGTAAACATTTATTTATACAGAAGCAACACCCTACTCTAGATATTAGATTTGTATTTACTAATAGTAGTAGCAAATTAAATAAGGGTGCTAAATCAACATATGCTCAATGGTGTACAAAGTATAACTTTAAATACTATGATAGAATAATACCAGAGGAATGGTTAAAAGAAAAAGGTAAGAATGACCATGAAGATTTTATAAAGTTTTCAGGCAATAAAATTAGGAGAAAGTAATATGGATAAGATTAAAGATAGAGAGACCACTCTGTTACCAGAAGATTTTATACTCAAGGTGAATCCTCATTTAAATAGTGAAGGTAAATGGAATGGGGGCATTGAAATAGCTATTGTTCCTAACCCGGATAACCCATTAGATGATGATGACTATTATCAAGTTGAACACATATGTAAGATGCTATGTTCTACACTAAACTTTCTAGAATCTGCCCCAGACTTTAGAGAAAAAATAAATGATTATGTTGTTAATGTTTTTGACAAACAAGAGAAAAAAGAGTATAAAGATGATACTAAAGCTAAAGAATATAAAGATAACATCATCAATGTTACTTTTGGTAATTCTTCTAAGTGAGACACATGGAGTATATGAGAATGAAACAAAAAGAAGATATGGTCAATCACCCTAGTCATTACAATGAATCAGGCATTGAGTGCATTGATGCATTGCAAGCGATGTTAGGAAGTGGTTTCAATGAATATTTACAAGGTAACATAGCCAAGTACTTATGGAGATACAAGTACAAGAATGGTGTAGAGGACTTGAAGAAAGCTCAATGGTATCTTAATAAACTAATAGAGGTTTGTGATGACAATAAGAGTTAAAATAACTTGTACAGTTGTAATTGACCCTGAAGATTATTCAATTCCTGCAGATGGTGATGTAACAGAAGACTTTGAAGAATATGTAAGAGAGTTTTTTTATGATATCAATGGAACAAAAATAACACAATTAAAAGTATCGATGGAGTAATAAATGATAAGTAACTATCTACCAACAGACTATCAGAACTTCATAGCACTCTCTCGCTATGCAAGGTGGAAGGAAGACGAACAACGTAGAGAGAATTGGGGAGAGACCATTGATAGATACTTTGACTATATGGAAGGGCATCTAAAAAACAATCATGGTTACAATATAACTAAAGCACTCAAGGAAAAGTTGTCTACACAGATAATGAACTTAGGTGTTATGCCTAGCATGAGAGCCTTGATGACATCAGGACCTGCATTAGATAGATGCCATGTTGGTGGTTATAACTGTAGCTATATACCTGTTGATAGCCCTCGTGCCTTTGACGAATGTATGTATGTATTAATGTGTGGAACAGGTGTTGGTTTCTCTGTAGAGAGAGAAGTTGTAGATAAGTTACCTATAGTCAATGAGCATTTTGAAAATAGCACTACGGTCATACATGTCGGAGATAGCAGACCGGGATGGTCAAAAGGTTTGCGTGAATTAATTGCTGTCTTGTACGCTGGACAAATTCCTACATGGGATATGTCTGAGGTTAGACCAGCAGGTGCTAGACTTAAAACATTTGGTGGAAGAGCATCAGGACCTGCACCATTAGTTGAGTTGTTTCAGTTCTGTATTGAGAAGTTTAAAGGTGCTAAAGGTAGAAGACTATTTCCTATTGAGTGCCATGACATTATGTGTAAGATTGGTGAAGTAGTTGTAGTAGGTGGTGTCAGACGTTCTGCCCTTATCTCTTTGTCTAACTTAGGTGATGACCAAATGCGACATGCCAAGTCAGGTCAATGGTGGGAGAATGAAGGACAACGAGCCTTAGCAAATAACTCTGTAGCCTTTAAGGGTAAACCTGAAATGGGTACATTTATGAGAGAATGGACTGCTCTATATGAATCTAAATCTGGTGAACGTGGTATCTTTAACAGACAAGCTGCAAAAGTTAAGGCATTAGAGAATGGCAGAAGAGATGCTAATCATTACTTTGGTTGTAACCCTTGTAGTGAGATTATTCTTAGACCCTATCAGTTCTGTAACCTTACTGAGGTTGTTGCTCGTGAGACAGACACTCTTGATACACTAAAAGAGAAAGTTAGAATGGCTACTATACTTGGTACATTCCAATCCACACTTACAAACTTCAAGTATTTACGTAAGATATGGAAGGATAATACAGAAGAAGAGAGACTATTAGGAGTTTCCCTAACAGGTATACTCGATTGTCCTGTATTAAATAATAATTACTATGAACTAGAAGATGTATTACAAGAGTTAAGACAGATAGCTGTGGATACTAACAAGAAGATTGCTAAAGAATTAGGCATACCACAGTCAACTGCCATCACTTGTATTAAACCTAGTGGCACAGTTAGTCAATTAGTTGACAGTGCATCAGGTATTCATGCTAGACATAGCGAGTACTACATTAGAACTGTTCGTGGTGACAACAAAGACCCATTGACACAGTTTATGAAAGAGAGTGGCATACCTGCTGAACCTGATGTTATGAAGCCTGACAGTACAACTGTGTTTAGTTTCCCTATGA